CCGCCATCGGCGGCTACCTTGTCGGCAAGGGCCTCGCCGACGCCGAGACCGTCGCCGCCGTGGGCGGCGCGCTCGCCACCCTCGCCGTGGCGGCGTGGTCGGTGCTGTCGAAGAAGAAGCCCGAGGCAGCGTGAGGATCTGGCTGGGGGCGGCTCTGGCGCTTGCGCTGGCCGCCCTCGGCTGGGCCGGGCACCGGTCGGCCTACCAAAGCGGCCACGAGGCCGGCTCGGCGGCCGTGAGGGCAGAGTGGTACCTTGAGCGGGCGAAGGCCGCAGAGGCCGCCAGAGAGGCCGAGGCGCTGATTTACGCCCGGCACCAGGAGGTAGAGCGTGGACTGTCGGAGAGGTTGGACGCCGCTGATCGCCGTGGCCGCGAGCTTGCTCGCCGGCTGCGCGACGCCCGCGCCGCCCCCGGCGTGCCCGCCGCCTGTCCCGGTGCCGCCGCGGCTGATGTCGCCCCCGGAGAGTCCGGCGACGCGCGAGCGATTGACGAGGCTTTTATCGCTCACCTCGGGGCGTGCGAGCGAGACGCCGAGCGGCTCGCCGAGCTCCAGAGACTGACAGAGGATTGACGTGGCACTTATTCCGCTGAACATCCAGCCGGGCGTGTACCGCAACGGCACCGAGTTTCAGAGCCGCGGGCGCTGGCGTGACGCCAGCCTCGTGCGCTGGTACGAGAACACCATGCGCCCCGTGGGCGGCTGGCGCAAGCGCGCCTCCGGGCAGGTCACGGGCAAGTGCCGCGGCCTCTTGGCGTGGCGCTCAAACGCCAACGCGCGATGGATCGGCATCGGGACGCACTCGAAGCTGTACGCCATGAACGAGGCCGGGACCATCACCGACATCACCCCGGCGGGCTTCACGGTTGGCAACGCCGACGCGGTGCTGAACCTTGGGTATGGCGGCGGCCCCTACGGGCTGTTCTCCTACGGCACGGCGCGCCCGGACACGGGCACGGTGACGCCGGCCACGACCTGGACGCTCGACAACTGGGGCGAGTTTTTGCTGGCGTGCAGCAACGCCGACGGCAAGATCTACGAGTGGGACCTCAACACCGCGAACGACGGCGTGGCGCTCGCCAACGCGCCGGTCAGCAACAAGGCCGTGCTCGTGACGGCCGAGCGGTTCGTGTTCGCCCTCGGAGCCGGCGGCAACGCGCGCAAGGTGGCCTGGTCCGACCAAGAAGACAACACCATGTGGACCCCGGCCATCACGAACCAGGCCGGGGACTTTGAGCTCGAGACGGTGGGCTCCATCGTCACCGCCAAACGCCTGCGCGGCGTGAACCTGATATTCACCGACGTGGACGTCCACACGGCCCAGTTTCAGGGGCCGCCGTATGTGTACGGCTTCGAGCGCATCGCCACCGGCTGCGGCCTCATCGGCGCCCAGGCCGTGGCGGCGGTGGAGTCGGTCGCCTACTGGTGGTCGCCCTCCGGCTTCTTCATGTACGACGGCTTCGTGCGCCCGCTTAAGTGCGACGTGCTCGATTATGTGGTGAACAACCTCTCTCAAACGCAACGCTCGAAGGTGTACGCCGTCGCCAACAACCAATTCGGCGAGGTCTGGTGGCTCTACCCGAGCACCTCAAACAGCGAGTGCGACTCGTATGTGTCGTACAATTACCGCGAGGGGCATTGGTCCATCGGCACCCTGGCGCGCACCGCCGGCACCGACCGCGGCGTCTTCAGCTACCCGCTCATGGTCTCGCCGGACGGCTATGTCTACGAGCACGAGGTTGGCGTGAGCTACGACGGCACGGCGCCGTTCGCGCGCTCTGGCGCCATTGAGCTGGGCGGCGGCGAGCGGCTGATGGTGGCCCGGCAGGTTATCGCCGACGAGAACGCGATGGGGGCGGTGTCGCTGCAGTTCATCACCAAGTTCGCGCCGAACGGCGCGGAGACGACCAAGAGCTACACCATCGACTCCATCTACACCCCGGTGCGATTCACCGGGCGGCAGGTTGAGATGCAGATCACGGGCGCGTCTCCGGCCACGGACTGGCGCGTCGGCACGATGCGGCTCGATGCCGTGGCGGGGGGAGAGCGATGAAAGAGGTCGAGGGCATCGAGCACATCGCGCCATTCCGCGAGCCTATTGAGCGCGCGCTCGCCGAGGGCTACGGCCAGATGGGCTACCACGACGTGCTCGACGGAATCGCGCGCGGCGAGTACCAGTTCTGGGCCTCGAATGATTCGTGCGTGGTGACGACCGTTGACATCTTTCCGCGCATCAAGCAGCTCACCGTCATCATCGGCGCGGGCGACCTGCGCGAGATTGATGACGTGATACGCCCGGTCATCGAGGCCTGGGCTCGCAGCATCGGCTGCGACACGATGTTAATTATGGGCCGCCCCGGCTGGCAGCGGGCGCTTGAGGGCTACAAACGAACCGCGGTGGTTCTAGAGAAGAAACTATGAGCAAGATATTTTCGTCCAAGAAAAAGGAAGTCAGCAAGTCCGAGATCGACCCGAGGATCTACGACCGCGTGCTGCGGAACCTGCAGTTCGCCGAGGAGGTCTCGGCGATCCCGTACGAGCCGTACCGCGGGATGATGGTCGCGCCGTTCACGCGCGACTATATGGAGGGCGAGGCCGCGACGCGCCGCATCGCGCGAGAGGGCGGCTTCGTCCCCGAGGTGGAGGCCGCCGCGCGCAACGCGCAGGCGCTGATGGGCTACCAGCCCGAGCGCATCAGCGCCGGCCAGATCGGGACCCAGTTCGGCGCGCGCGACATCGGCGCGTCGCTCGCGGGTGGCCCGGAGCGGGTCGCGGCGGGCGCCATCGGGACCACCTTCGGCGCGGCGCCCATCGGCGCGGAGCGCGTCGGTGCGGCCCTTGGGCGCGGCCCGGAGCGTATCTCTGCCGGCCGCGTCGGGACCACCTTCGGCGCGCGCGATATCAGCGCGCCGGGCGCTGCGCCCACGGCGCAGGCGGCGGGCTTCTTGGACCAAGACCTTGGCCGCTACATTAACCCCTACGAGGCTGCCGTCACGCAGGCGGGGCTCGAGGACATCAGCCGCGCCGAGGAGCAGGCTCGAGGGACGCGATCAGCCCGCGCCACGGCGGCGCGTGCCTTCGGTGGCTCTAGGGCCGCCATCGAGGAGGGCATCGCCGCCGGCGAGGCCGCCCGCGAGCGCAACCGCTTCGTGGCCGAGCAGCGCGCGCGTGGCTTCCGCGAGGCTGCGGCGCTGCGAGAGGCCGACGTCGGCCGCGAGCAGGCGGTGCGCCTCTCCAACCAGAACGCGGCGCAGAATGTGATGGAGCTCGCCCAGCGCGGCGAGATCACGAACCAGCAGCGCGACCTTGAGCTCGCTCGGCTTGGGCTTACGGGAGAGACGACGAACGTCCAGGCCGGCCTCGAGGCCGCGCGCGCGAACCAGCAGGCGGTGCAGGATTACATGCGCATGGGCCTCACGGCAGAGGAGGCAAACCAGCGCGCCATGCTCGACGCATCTGGTCGCAACCAGCAGGCGGAGCTTGAGGCGCAGCGCCTAGGCTCAACCGCGCAGCAGTTCAATGTTGAGCAGCAGATGCGTGCGGGCCTCTCCAACCAGCAGGCGGTGCAGGACTACATGCGCATGGGCTTGTCGGCCGAGGAGGCCAACCAGCGGGCCATGCTCGACGCGCAGCGGATGGGGTCGACGGCGCAGCAGTTCAACGTGCAGACTGGCATGGAGGCCGCGCGCGCGAACCAAGCCGCCGGGATTCAGGGCGCAGAGTTCCGGCTCGGCGCCGGGCGCGACCTGGCGGGCTACGGCCAGACGGCGCTCGAGAACCGCTACGGGGCGGGGCGGGCGATGATGGGCCTCGGAACGCAGCAGCAGAACCTCTACCAGCAGTTCCTTAACGCGCAGCGCGAGGAGGACTTCCGGCGGCAGCAGTACCCGCTGCAGCAGCTCGCCATCCGGCAGGGTGCGGTGTCGGCGTCTCCGATGAACACCACCCAGACCGGGACGGTGACGAGCACCCCGTCCTACTGGAACATGGCCCAGCAGGTCTTCGGCTCCGACGAAGACATGAAGCGCGACGTGCGCGGCATCAAGAACCCGCTCGACAAGGTGCGCCGGCTAAAGGGCATCGAGTTCGAGTGGGAGAACGGATACGGCGAGAACGAGGGCGAGGACAGGGGCGGCGAGGAGGACATGGGCATGTCGGCCCAGTCCGTCGAGCGCGCCATGCCCGAGGCTGTCTCGCGGCGCGAGTCGGACAACATGCGCCAGTACGATCTGCCGCAGGTTGTGGGGCTGCTCACCGAGGCCGTGAAGGAACTGGATCGCAAGGCCAGCAAGAGGAAAGGCTAATGGACCCGATCATGCAGGCAATCATGGCGTCCATCACGAGCGGCGGCGCGGGCGGCGCAGAGGCAGCAGGCCCGGCCGCCTCGACGTTCTCGTTCGGGAACATCCTCAAGAACCTCAAGAAAAAGCCCAAGAGCGACGAGCCAGACTTAAGCAGCTTCCTCGGCGCGCCCAAAATCGAGCGCGGCACCATGACCGGGGCCGCGACCCAATACGACCCGCGCCGCATCTATGGCGGCCTTTATAACCTGTACGGCGGCCGGCGCGTGCGCGGCGGCCTCCTCGGAGAGTGACATGGCAGAGACGACAGGATTCCAGCGCTTCATTGGCGGCCTTCTTGGCGAAGACGTTGAGGGCATGACCGAAGAGGAACGCAGACGGCTTACCCGCGAGGGGGCCACCTCGGCCATCCTCGGGATGTTGAGCGGCTCCGGCCTCATCGGCGGCCTTGAGTCCTACGGCGAGCGACGCAAGAAGTCAGCCGCAGAGGGCGAGGTCGCCCGCCGCCAAGCCGCCGCCGAGGCGCTGATGCCGCAGGTGGTGGGGCGTCTATTTGGTGGCCCTGCCGGGCGGCTCGAGAGCCTCCCTGGCGGCGAGGGCGGCGAGCTGTCCTCACGGTACCGCCAAGACCCGCGCGGCGCCATGGCGGCCCTCTACGGCTCCCAGGCGGGGCGCGACCTCGGCCAGATGGCGCCGGATCTCGCCGCGCTGGCTAAAGAGGGCACCCTCGGGAGCATCGTCGGCGGCTCGGTCGTCAATCGACTGACCGGCAAAGTTACGACGCCGGCCAAGGCGCCGGAGCCCAAGATTCCCGAGCGCACGGTGGACCTCGGCGGGCAGGTCATCGTCTACTTCAACGACGGCACCTCGCAGACGTTCCCGAAGGGGATGGCGCCCGGCGCGCGCGCGGCCGTGGGCGGTGGCGGTGCGCCGCAGGCAACCACACTTGGGGCGCCACCGGCTGCCGGCGCTGCGCCCGCCGTTCCCGGCTTCAGTTTCCCGCAGGGCGACTTTCCAAAGCTGACTGAAGGAGAGGAAAAGTCGCGCTTTTACACCACGACAATGGTCAGCTCTTTGCCCGTGATGGCTGAAGTTTTGAGGTCTGGATACAAGCCGACCCAGCGCGATAAGGCCGCCGCAGGGCCGCCATCTGAGGGTGTTTTGGGTGGCCTTTCCAATACACTTGTGCCGCGCAGCTTTGCAACTCCAGAGGGCCGTCGATTCTATACCGAGGGCCGCAAGGTCTTGGCGGCCATTCTGCGCAAAGAATCCGGCGCGGCGATTACCGACGACGAGTGGACCAACTATGGCCCGATGTATCTTCCTTGGCCGGGTGATACAGAAGAAGACATCAAGTTGAAAATGCAGTCCCTTGATCAGCAAATTTTGAACATGGCTATGGGGTCTGGCAAGGCATTCCAATACTTCACGCCTCCGCCGCCTTCAGTAATCAGCCGCGAACCAAATCAAGACGGGATAATCGACCTTCCCTCACCGACTCGTCGGAGATAAAAATGCCGAAGTACAGAATAGATGGAGAGATTTACGAAGCCGCGACGCCAGAAGAGGCGTATCGGCAACACGCTAAAAAAATCTCTCCGGGAATGATCTCGGGCGTGGCCCAGCAGTTCACCCAAGGCATGAGCTTGGGCGGCGCGGACGAATTGCAGGCCGCCATTGAGGCTGCTGCAGGCGGCGACTACCGCGCCTCTCTCGAGAGGCAGCGTCGTGAGCGTGAGGCGTTCCAATCGCAGAACCCCTACATCTCTGCCGCGGCCACCGGGCTAGGCGCCGTGACCCCGGTCGTAATGTCGACGCTCGGTGGCACGCTCGCAGCCCCAGGCCCTGGCACGATTGCGGCCGGCGGCGCGGCTGGTGGTCGCGCCCTGCAGCTCACGATGAACGCGCTCTACGGCGGCGGGGCGCCGGCGCGGAGCGTGCAGACCGTCGGGCAGGCCGTGCGGGAGGGCGCGCGCGTCGGAACCGTCCCCGGCATTTTGGCGGGCGGTCTCACGGCCAACCCGGATGAGCGCACAATGGGCGCGGCTACTGGCGGCCTGTTGGGCGCCGGAATCGGCGGCGCGGTCGGCGGCGGGATGCAGTCTCTTGCCGGCCTTTCCGATCTGGCATCTCCCTATCTAAAGCGCGTCACGGAATTTCTCGGCGCTGGCAGAAGCGGCGTGTCGCCGATGGCTCCGCTCACGCCGGAGGCCAGTCCGATGGCGCCCATCACGGCCGCAGAGGCAAAGATCCTCAAAGCGATGGAAACCGGAGGGGTGTCGCCAGATGTCGCCGCCATGCAGCTGGAGCAGTCGCGCCGGCTTGGCGTGCCTCTTGGCCTCGTAGATGTAGGCGGCCAACCTGTGCAACGACTTGCGCGCGGCGTGCGGACACTCCCCGGTGAGGGCAGCGCCATCATACAGGGCGAATTGGAACGGCGCGCTGCAGGTCAGCGAGGCCGTGTGGTGCGCATGGTAGAGCGCGCAACTGGCCGGCGAAGCACGGGCAACGCAGAGGCGCGCGCGGACGAGTTAATCACGCAGGCCCGTGCAGAGTCTGCGCCCTTTTATGGCCAGCTTGAAGGGCTGCCGCCGCTCTCTGAGCCGCAACTTCTGTCCCTGTTCGACATCCCTCGCGTGCGCGACATCGTGCGCAGAAGCGAAGCCGCAAGGCGCGGGTGGGGCGGCTCCGTGGACCCGCTGTACGATGACGCCGGTGCTTTGCGGCGACTTCCGACGTTCCGAGATGTTGACCGCATCAAGCAAAACCTCGACGAAATTCTGAAGCCGCAGTTCCAGATGGGGCCGCGCCCGGCGGACTCAGTAACCATAGACACGCGAGAGGAGCGCAACATCGTAGACGCCCTGCGTCGGCAGTTGCTTTCCGCCGCAGATGTTTCCCCTGGTGGGGACATCTACTCAAGCGCACGCGCAAGTTACGCCAGCCCAGCACAGGCGCGGGAAGCATTGGAGGCCGGCGCGCAATTCCCGCAGGCATCCCTGCAGGATGTCATCGCCATGACGCGCACGGCATCGCCTGCGCAGCGCAAGTGGTACCAGCGCGGCGTGACCGAGGCGCTGCGCGAAAACATCGAGGGAATGCCGGACATCGTGTCGCAGCCTAATGTTCTGCGCGCCGTAGCGGGCAGCCCCGC